AAGCGACGCTTATGAAAGTGAATGATTATTGAGCTATTCTTATCTAATCCATAATTGGAAGTAGAAGTCTCAATCCCTTCCCACTCAACCAAAGCGAATACCCTGATGGGAGGCAGAAAAGTTTTCTTGATTGCTTCGCCGTAAACTGAATGAAAGTTGGTATGCTCTAGACTGATTGGATAATAAGCTACCTGCTGACCGATGACACGTTCAATTAACTCATCGTTTACCTGCTTAACTAAATTTCTTTCTTTTTGTCCAAGAAATAAAGGTGGCGGTGGTTGTGCTGGTTGTGACCACTTATCCGAATCTGAATTTGACATTTCACTGGTCCTCTAGTATATCTATCCAACAAAGATGCCAGTTGGCACTTTTTCTAGCGAATCTTTTGAACTTTGCATCATATCTGCTTCTTGTTGGACAAGCTTTGCATATGTCAATTCATCAAGAATCGTTTTTAATTCTTCTCTTAATGCTGATTGCTCTTCTTTCGCTTGGGTTAATAGCTCACCTGCATTTAAGTTAACAGATTCGCCAGGGATTGGAATAGTAGCAAATTTTCCTCGGACCTGTCCAAGCATTTCTTTCGACAACGCTATTCCAAACCTTCTAATCCACTGCTTTCCAATAGCGTTAATATTCGAATATGGAACGTTTCCAAACGGCATCGTTCCAAGGTTATTAATTCCCTCTATCTCACGATCAACGCCAGTTGAGCCGCTGATCTGAGCCCAAGCATCGTTGTCTACTGTGAAGTCAACCCAGAAGTTATCGGGGGAGTTATGTACAGGAGAGGGGAAAATTCTTAAGTTATTGTCTTTAATTTCGTATGAATAGTGAGAGTTTCTTGTCTTGATAGCATCCTCATAAGCCATAGCTTGGCTTTTGTTTTGCCATACAGGAATTACTTCAAAGGTAGAATCATCCGAGTACATTCCATATGTGGATAAGTTACCAACGGTATTTAGTCCGCCGTAGTATCCATAGAATCTCCACATCGCTTGAGGTGTCTTATAATAAACTTTTCTAATTGTTATCTTATTATCGCCAACTTTGTTGTAATAAGGTACTGTCGAATCATTTGCTGATGCTGATTGAATTATTTGAGCTAAATCATAATCTTGCTGGTCTGTTACCGCTGCAAAGGAAGCAGAATAGAAAGGCTTTGTGCCTCCAAGCCCAGTCTCTGTTGAAACCGCTTGAGCTATTCTCTTTGAATAAGAGAAATCAAAACGTGGGTATTTTAAGTTAACATGTGTGCCGTCCAGGCTTGAGGATAGCGTACCAGGGAGTATGTTGCCATGATGGTCGAACGTGCCTGTTGTGTCGCCAAGGACATTGTGAAGAACATTTTTTCCTTGATGAATGTTTAATATATAAGAATACTCTAATACTGATTCTTCATAAGCTGCATAGATGTTCTCTTCTGTCAACTCGATGTCAAGTACGTCACCACCAAGCTTTTTGTATGTATATGCGACTTGTTCTAAAGCGCCAGACACAAAGCGTGTGTCGTACATCGCGGACGATGTTTTAACATAAATACCAAAAGGATATGACCCAGTTGCCGCCGCCGTTGCAAGTGCTCCAGTGATCGGTAGCCTTATCGCGCTGGTTTGACTTGTAGGTGTCAGAGTCGGTGCTGCCATTGTGAAGGTTCTCCTATCAACGTAATTAGTTTCCTATAAAGGAAAACCCTTCACGTTTGCACGCAAAGGGCTTGAAACCTATTAATATAGATTTAGGGGGGAGGAAACGGTATATTTATTTTTTTCTAGTAGTAGGCTTTTTTGTTTTAGTCTTCTTCGTATTTTTAGTATTTGTGCCAGTGGTTTTCTTCGTGGCGGTTGTAGTAGTGCCAGTAGTATTGTTTGTGGCGGTTGTAGTAGTGCCAGTGTCATTTGTAGTAGTGTCAGTAACATTGCTTGTGGTGGTTGTAGTACCAGTAGCGTTGTTCGTTGTGACAGTGTTATCTGTAGTGGTGGCAGTATTTGTCGTAGTATTTTCAAGAACAGTTGTATTGTTTGTGGCTGTTCCAGTAATTGTGGTCGTACTAGTAGTATCGCCAGTGGTGGTGCCAGTTGTTGTATTGGCAGTATCAGCAGTTGTGGTGCCAGTTGTCGTGCTGGTGGTATCAGTAGTGGTAGCACCAGTCGTGATTCCGGTGGTTGTCGTACTATTAGTAGTCGTATCCGTATTCGTTGTGTTTGTAGTGGTTGTTTTGGTATTTCCTAGCCTGCTAAGACGGTGATCTGCAAACTTTGGACTGTACATAAATCTCTTTTTCTTACCCATGGTAAACTCCTTGTATAAGGTAAATAGTTGTTAATAAAGCAAAAAAACAAAAAAAACCCCCTTCCGAAGAAGGGGGCAAAATAGATATATATTTTTTGTTACTTATCCAAGACGATAGATCGTAACAGCAGTTGCGCCAGTTCTACGAACTCTGAATGTTGCCGAACCGGATGTATCCTCTCCATCAACCCTTGGGTTGATCAGCGGGCTTCCGAGCAAGGTTATACCTGTTCCAGCAGTCAACGTAACGATGTACGATGCTGTCGTGGCCAGGTTAATGAAGCTAAAGTCAAATGAGTCGCCATCAGCGCTCAGTCCGAGTCCTGAAACAAAGTTGGCGGCTGTATCAGTGGCTTTTGCGCGTGCAGCACCTGGTGTGCATTTCACAATACCAGCCAATACGTTTGCAGCAGTAACTACTGAGGTGTCATCAGCACTAGTGGCTTCAGCACCCTGATATCTAATAACTCCACCTGTTCCACGCAAATGCGTAGTACCAGCAGTAACAGTTAATCCACCAGTAGTAGCTGTAACTCCCTCTGCTGCTGTCAGTGTTTTAACAGACAATGTGCTATCGCCCATTGCTAATTGTCTTTTTAAATTCTCTAATAAAGCTTGCGTTCTCGCCAAGCCAATCCTTTTTGATCCCATAGTTTAAAATCCTCCCTTGGTTTTACCATTTATAATCATATCAAAAACTATATGGTGTGGGTTTCCCCACCCTTTAAATAGGGTTCTGATAAACAAAAACCCCGGCTGAATTAACAACCGGGGTTTTATTTTTTACGCTATTGCCTTATTAAGCAGTTGCGCCAGCCTCACCAAGGAGACCACGAACAACAACAAGACCGTACATATCAGGACGAACCATCTTCTTCGCGTAACGAGTCATCACGCCCTTACGAGGCACGAAGTCTTCAGTTCCGAAGATAGTAGGAGTAACCTGAAGAGGTACATAAGGAGCATAGACATATCCACTTTCGAGGAAGCTATTACCCTTACGTCCAACAAGAATGATGTTACGCATGAAGTATGGATCAACATAAACATCGAATTTCTTGGAAAGGTTACCAGTCTTAACAGCACCGATAGTACCGCGATCCTCATCAGCAGTCACAGAGCCACGGAAGCCCGATGTGAACTCAAGGATGTTAGCAACTTCTGGTCCACAAACTACGAAGTTTGCGCCACCACGAAGTGTCTTACGGTGAATCTGAGCACTTACGTCATTGATTGTCTCAATAAGAGTCTCATACCATTCGCTAACTGTACCAGTGAAGTCAGGAGCAGCGGAGCTAGCACCAATTTCAACACCAGTTGTACGATTAACGAAAAGACCAGGGGAACGCGACCAGTAGAATGTACCAGCAGTTGCGCCTTTAACGAGGTCTTCGAGGATCTCTTGGTCGATCTCAAGAGCGATTTGCTCAGAAAGAATGCTTGTAAGCTCAACTTCAGCGTCGAGGTTATGGTAAGCATTCAAGTCTTGACCGAGTTCTGGAGTCCACTTAGCTTTGAGCTTCTTGGTCATCGCTGTGACTGCAATGGAGTCAACTTTGATGTCGATCTCTTTGATAAGATCTTTCGAAGCTTCACCAGCACCAGCCGCTGCGTTGTTTGCTTCTTCAAGTCCCCAGGGATCGGCACCGACAACGGAACCAACTGGAGTACCAGCACTAAAAGTATCGACAAGCGGATAATCAATTCCGAAGCTTTTGCTGTCGTCAGTCAACTGCGTGAACTCTGTTGTGGCGTGAAGAACAACTTCAATCTTATTGGAAGAACTACCGGATGGACGACTTGTCAAACGACGAATCATCTTGAGCGACGTATGGCTAGCGCCACCGATTGAGCCAGTAGCTTTAATAGCAACAAGGTTGTCATAGTTAAGACGAGGACCGTGGGTTGAACCAAGGTCAAGCTCGATAACCTGCGCGAACGAACCAGAAGCCAAGTCTGGATCAAAACGAACCAATTTAGCGATGGTTGGATCGGCAACGTCAACAACACCACCGTCTGCATAGTCAACGTGGTGGATTGGCGCGTGAAAAGAACCAGTAGGCGAAGCATAACCGTTGTTGAGGTTATAGAATCCACCACCTTCTTCTGTAATGTCAGTGACACCAGTTTGGATGTCTTTACCGACAACTCCACCACCGTAAATCGAATCAGCAGCAGTAAGCCCTAGTCCAGTATTGGTAGCTTGGAAGTCCAAGAAGAAGATGAGTCCACTTGGAAGGCTCATTGGTTGAACCGAGACTACATCTTGGGCGACGAGTCCGCCGAATACACGACGAACGAGTGGGAAAGCAACCGAAGCAAAACCTTCAACATCACCTGCGGACATCGAAGAGCTTTCTTTGAGAAGCTGTGCGGCTTGGTTTTCTAGTAGGCGAGCCATGCCATTTTTTTGAACGTCATTCGTAAGTCCCTCAAGAAGTCCGGTAGCCTCCCACTTTTCGATAAGTGCGGCTCCTTCTTGCTTAAGCGATCTTGCTTGAATGCCTTCAGTCAATTTTTGTAGAACAGACATATTAAAATCTCCTTAATTATTTTTTATTTAGTCCTGCTAATATCCTCCACCTTTCAGTGGAAGGATCATACTTCTTATCTTCCTTTTTACGGGAAAGAAGCAGTGTTGAAGTAGTCTTATTGACAGCTTCGCTTAGTGATTTTGGTTGCTTTTTAGGAGCAGAACCCACCGTGCTTAAAAGCGTTTCATAAACAACTTTAGCTTCTTCAACGGAATCAGCTTTGGAAATGGACTCGACAAGTTTATCTTTTTGTCGCTCATTCAAGGAGGCGTCACCCAAAACTTTATTTGTATAAAGGAGCTTTGCATTCATCACGGATGTTTCTGCAATGTTCTCCTTTAAAGAACCAAAGATTCCAGTAACCTCATTTAATTTAGTTTTGAGGGCTGTATTCTTTAGTCGTAGTGTCTTTTTATCTTCTTGTAGGCTTTTAACTGCCTTTCTCATTGCTGCAAGCTCTTCTTTGACTTCGGTGTCTTGGTTAAGAGCGAGCAATTCTTTTTCAGCGAATTCGTATTCTGTTGGGGAGGGATCTCCTGCCCATCCACTTTTTTGTGGTACGATATCTACAGTTAGTTTTTCAACTATTGCCTCTAAATCGAGGTCTTCAAGGTTTAATTCTTCATTTGCTGCATCGCGCTCTTTCTTTGCACGGTCAACTTTCTTTTTGGCGCTGGTCGGTTCGCCAACGTCGCCGTCCGCCGATGAGGTGCTGAACATCTCTAAATTTAAAACAGCCTCTTCGTCAATTGTTTCTTCTTTTTTTAGAAAAGCAGGGACTTCATCGTCAGTTTTGCCGTCGTTATCGAGGTCATCTTTCGTGTCCGGTATCATAGGCTTCTTTTTTTCTTCAAGCGCCATCATTTCTTCTGCGGCTTCTTCGGAAGTTTCAAGAGGGGATACCTCTTCCTCTTCATCTCCCATATCTTTTCGCAACTCATCAAAGTCGATAGTTACTTCAACTTCTTCGTCTTGGTCGGGGCAGGGGCAAGCGTTCTCACCGTCTGTT